GTTCGATACGTCCAAGATGGCGGCTGACGTGTTCAAGCCCACGGAAAACGTGAAGGTCGGAATGGCGGTTTACACCGTCTTCGACCTTCCGCCCGCGGGCTACACGCCGGCCGAGGCACTCAATGTCTGGATCGGTTTCCGAACCCAGCTGAGTGCCACATCGGACGCGCTCATCTCGAAGCTTCTCGGAGGCGAGTCCTAAGGGGCTCAATTCCGAGTTGACTCTTCGTCGTAAGCTCGAGCTCCATTCCAGCCAACTTCCTCCCCAAGAAGGGGATGAGAAGGATGCCTGGAGGGAACTCGATCACTTTGTGCTGGAATTTCAACGTAAAGTTGGAGTTCTGCACGAAGCGCTTGCTCCGGAGAGGGACGACCGAGTACCGAACGCCTTGCTGCTCGTAAGAGTAACGGGGCGTCGACGGTCCTGGTCGTTCCGTCTTCGAGATGGGTGACGACGTAGGGCTTGTCTGTTCACCTATCGATCCCGGAATTCCTTTTCGGGAGTCAGGAGTACCGTTGTATACGATACACCCCAACCTCGAGTTGGATTCCGCCACTAAGGCACTGTTGGTCTCGCGAATCGACGACGATAAGTTGTCGGTTGGCTCGGCCTTCGCCGGATTGGGACTGTCCATTTCGGACATCGCCCACGACGGCGACTTCATCGAGCTGTTGTTCGCTAACGCGGACTTCAGCAAGGCGAAGTTGGTGCACAAGTGGATCCGGTTATACCTGGACGAGGGCTACGACATGATCGGTCCCAACACGGGGCCGAACAGTGTCCGTGGCTGGCTCGTCTAGCACAACCGTCTGGATCTGTTAAGTGAGAAACAGGCAGGTTCCGAACCGCCGAAGTGATTTCGGTGGTCGGAGGAAGTCAGATAAGCTGGCGAAGACATCACCGGCCGCAAGGGCGGTGGCTGTCCTCATCACGCTGCTGAACTTCTCCTACCTAGTTATCCAAGGCGTTGTCGCAGCTAATCACTGCTAGACGCTTGGGGTGACTTCATCGGGCTAGGGATCGCCAATCTCCCTTAGAAAGGAGGTAGCGTGAAAAGCCTGATGTCCCTCTGGTCCTGTATGGCCAATGAATTGGCCATACGATGCTGCACTAGCGCCACCCGTGACATAAAATATGTCGCGGGGCGGGCTGAACACGAGGGGTTATGGTTTTTAGCCGTAACCCTGGCAGACTTTGGAAAGGCCATCCAAAAATGGCTTGACCAAGGTTTTGTCGTCCCTTCGGACGCTCCGAGCTTTAAAAAGGCTTCGGGGCGTCGTACTGGTCTCCCGGCATTTCTGTCGGGTTTCCTTGGACGTGTGTTCGACCCTAGTAGTGGCGTGCTTCTGGATGAACCAGATATCGAGACAATCTATGCTTTGCGCCAGTTAACTCTGGTGTTCAGCAAGATAGCCTTCTCCGAGGTTCCCCGTAAGGGTGGACCTCGTCAGGATGGCGACCCGTCTAGTAAGACTAAGGTCGTTTCTCCCGAGAGGGAGAAGCTAGCGATGTCTGAGTACATCCAGTGTGAGAACGATGTTAAGCGTTCGGACTCACTCCTAGATGAATCCTTTTTGGAGGATTTTAGGAATATGTCTGAGATGCTTTTCGGCAACTTGTTCGCCAAAGTGGATAGAGATATCTACTGGGGCAGACTTATGCCGAAGCATGGTCCAGGCGCTACTGC